GTGTCTACTACCGAGCCACTCCAGAAGACATCGCCAAGCGGATCTGATTCAAGGGTCACTCACCTGGCGTTCAATCTCAGCCCGGTCTGCGATGCAGGCGACGAGGGCAACTCGTAGCTGATCGGCTCGGGCAGCCTCCCCGACAAGAAAAGCTGCATCCGGTCGAGAAAGCTGGAGTCCAGTGCTTCCTGTTCGATCTGCAATTCCAGCACCGGAATCCTCGGGCACACCTCCAGCACCTGCGCGGGCCTCGGGGCGGTCGCGCAGGCTGTCAACAAGAGCACTGTGCTCACGGCTAATGCGGTTGATTTCATTGCGGTGACTCCTTCTTATCTGATCCACCTGGGCCTGCAGCGCCGCCGTCTTGGTCATAGCCCGATCCAGTTCCGCCGCCTGAGCCAGAGCCATTTGGGCGACTTCCGCATCCCATAGGCTCTGAATCTGCGATTTGCCCGACTGCACACCCTTGATGTGCGCGAACCAGGCAGTCGCGGCAAGTGAGATGCTGAAAGCTGTGGTGGCTACAGCCAGTGTCTTGAGTCGCCACATCATCGCTCCCCTGGGGCTTGCTGCCCGGCACCGGTTCCAGGGGGCTTGCCCTGCCAGTGATCGTCCAGAGTGGCAAACCCCATGTAGGCACCGACCACGGCACCCACGAAGATGTAGAACGGCCCTGCTACGGCCCCAAGCTGGTCAGAGTCCGTTACCCACAGCAGCAGGGGGTAGGCCATCCCTGCAATGAGTGAGGCCCACGCCATGCGGCGGCGGTTTTTCCAGCGGTCGTAGATCGGCGTCATTGGTACTCCCACATCACGTTGTTGGCCAGCCCCGGCCCGCCAAGGCCCAGGTGGATGAAACCTTTGGCGACGCCTACGCGGGTGATGCCGTGCTTGAGCGCCAGCCGCACCAGGTCGAACCGTTCGCGGCCATCCGCGACGGCAACGTCAGCGCACATGCCCTGCGTGTGCTCGCCGTTGCTGTGGGTCTTGCGGGCCTCGACTGGGTGTGTCGGGTGCCGATAGCCGCTGGTGATGCGCATCGGCCTGCCGTACTCACTTCGGATCGCTTGCAGGCGCTCCATAAAAGCGTGTCGCATTTCGTTGCGCCCTGTGTGCCGACAGTCAAATTCTGCTCGACTGAAGTTGGGGTACTCGTTCCAGCGTGCAAGAAGCGTCATGCCAGTCCCACCTTCTTTGCGGCATAGACCGCCGCCGCAGCCAAAGCGGCCCAGATACCACGATCCACCCAGATTGACACTTTGCTGTACTCGGGCAGCATTTTTTCAATCTCGACAAGTCGGGCTTCAACCTTGGCGATGGCTTCAAACGCCCGCTCCTGTGCAGCAGATGTTGACGCTATTCGCTCCTCGACCAGCGCCAATCGAGTGATGGCGCTGGTCAATTCCTTGATGGCGTCTTTGATTTCGCCAACGTCTTGATGCAACACGTTGAGCTTGGCACCCATGAGCGCGACATCAACCCGCCGTTCCCGACCTTCGCGGTCGCTGTTTTCTGACATGATTACTGGAGCCTTTCTAGGTCGTTAAGTGGGCTTCACAGGGGCTGCGGTTATGCCTTGCGCCTGTAGTACTCAGGAAATTGCCGCCGTGAGCGCTCGCTGTCGTAAGCGTCTCGGCAGTGGTTGCGGTCACGCCCGATGGTCACGACAAAGAAGAAGGCATCGATCACAGGGCGCAATACACCCCCACGCCGACCGCCTTGTTTTGCGCTGCGCCATGCCCGCGCACTCATAGATTCGTCCGGATAGCCGCCCAGAATGGCGTTACCCAATTGAGATAGGGCAATCAGGATAATGCAGATGTAGTTTTTCACAATGCCACCTCGCTAGCCTGGCTGAACAACTGATCCATTTGCTCCTGCGTAATGCCCAGTGCTGTTGCTGCTTGGTTCAGGAATGGGCTGTTGCGCTGCCATACCGCTGTTTCATGCACGGCCACTTCGGCAATTGCTCTTTGCGTCGGGTCGGCAATCGCAGCAATAAATGCCAGCACTTGCGGCCACAGGCCCGCGCGAATCAGAACAACTTTACCCTGTGCGCGGGATATTTCATGAGGAACCGGGGCTGGCACCAATGTCGGATCAATCTTGATAATCACGGCTGCACCTCGGGGAATGTGTTGTACTCAGCACCAACGCCATCGGTCAGATCAGCATCATCAACCGTCCATGCATTGCGCTGACTTCGATCTGTCGGAATTTCGGATGCGTCGATGATTCTGTAGGGTTTGCCCGCAGGCACGTCTTTTTGCGCAATGGCTTCAATGCCGTAAATGGCAAGGGCTTCTTCCGTGGGGCGAATGACGGCGACTACGCCGCTGTCTTGCTTGTAGATAATGACGCGATTCATGGTGTCGTCCTTGAGTTAGCGGAAGATGGCGACATTTAAAACAGGCAGGTCTACGGGTGTAGCCGATTGAATCGAAAAAAGGCGAAGGAAGGAGGCCGTTTTGGGCGTAGTAGTGCTTTCGTTCACAGCCAAGGTGTTTCCGCTAGGTATTCCGCCAGTCAGTACGGACGCATAATTCGCATCCGGCATTGCCGTAGCAAAGTTAACCGTGTAATCGCCCACCCCGTTATCCGTAATTGAGCTAACGTTACCGCTTGCGCGGATCGCTACAGTGCCGGTGCCGTTGAAATTAACCCATGCCCGGCAGACGCCCACTGGGGGGTTCAGTGTGATGCCCAAGGCGGCACGCGCATCTGCCGCGTTGCCGCTGCTGCCCAAAAGGCCCAGCAGGTAATCATGCAGGGCGCCGATGCCGGTGTTGAACTGCGCGTTGGTAGGGGCACCAGAAAGATGGCTTCGGGCGGGTGGTGCTGGCATGTGAACTCCTTTTCAGTAACCTTGAATATCCGCATCGACCAGCCCCTGCACGGGACTGCCCGATCCGTCCAAAACGATGATGTACGGCCCCTCTTCGGGGTTTTTGTCCTGCACGAGGACGCTGCGGCCACCGTTGCCGTCGCCCTGCAGCGTGAGCTGCACGTTGACAATCTGGCGGTAGCTTTGCGTGATCGGCAACCTGAACCCGCCAGGCGGCACGACGGCATCGGCAATGGTCTCCAGCACGTCAGGCACATCGAGAACGGCGGTCAGCTCGTGAACAATGCCACGCTGCATACCGCCAGCGAGAGAAACTCGCCAATCAATGCGTTCGGGTGCCGCCAGCCTGATTTCTCCTGGCCAGGTGGTCCATGGCAACGGGACGCCGTAAATCAAATCGTCCGGGTCGCCATAGAACGGGTCTCCAGGCTCTGTGTAAGGAGGCCGCTGGTTGTCCCGCCGATAGTCGATGGTGAAGCCATGGCCGCTGATGTCATACAACAGCGTCAGGTGGCCTTGCGCTGGCGGTGTGACGCCGAACGCATAGGCCATGTCGGCATACGTGGTGTCTGCATAGAAAAAATCGGAAGCGCCGCCGTAGAAAGATGCGCTGGCGGGACCATACAGAATGTCCGCTTCATCGGCCTGCAATTTGCCGCCAATCACGCTGCCAGCCGTGATCTGGCCAGTCCAGTCGGGCGCTTGAGGCCAGGAAAGCAGTACATTTTCAACCAGCGGGTCGCCCAGATCGGCGGCAATCACGGCGGGCTGCAGGCTTTCGTTGCCTGATGTATCCAGGGCTTTGACCATCAGCGTGACAGGGCCAGCGGGGCGCGTGGTCATGCGCCATGGCGTCTCAGTCAGCAGGCCTTCGTGCAGCCGGGCGGCGGTAGGCCACCAGGGGTTGTTCCCGTACTGGAATCGCACCACATAACCTGCCAGATCGGGAACATCATTCAGCGGCGTCCAGTTCAGAGTGGTGCCGTTGATGGTGAAGGCGGTGATGTTCGGTGGTGGCTCTGTCTTGCCAACGACGGTGTGGGTGATCTGGCTCCAGGTGCCACGCTGGCCAATGTTGTTGGCCGTTCGTGCGCGAAGCTCATAAACGATGCCATCCTCGACTGGGCCGATAAATGTGGCCGATTCATTGCCGTCTGCGCGGGCAGAAACCCAATCTGTCGCGCCTTCCGGGCGGTACTGAATCTCGATTCGTCCAGCGGCTTGAACACAAACATCAAGCACCGGCTGCCAACTCAGGCGAATGCGGCTGATGACTGTGCCATCACCTGCAATCTGCAAGGCGCTTGTGCCGCTTTCTGCTGTTAGGCCTGTGATGGCTGGAACCACGTAGGGGTTTGGCAGATTGGTGTTGGGAGCAGGGTCAACCGTTGTGGCGTCTCCGAAGTTCCAGTCCCAAACCTCCGGGGCGGTTTCTCGCAGCACGTAACGGATGCCATCGGCACTCAGAGTGCGGTCGGCCACAAAAAACGTTTTGCTGGACCATCCGTAGCGCGGGATGGTCAGAGCCACATGGCTGCCGGGGCGCAAATCGTATGTCGTCCACTTGCACAAGACCGAGACGGTCACCGCCTGCCTGGCTCTCTCCAGCTCAATCTTTGCCATGCGCTGAGCACGCACACCATCATTGCAAAGCGGCATGGGTATGTCGCGCTCAATGATGTTGCCGGAGTCCTGCGTCACATAGTTTGAATTGGTGACGATGGGGAACTGCTTTTCAGCGTAAGCCTCGGCGGGCTCTATGTAAATCCCCGTGACAGTGTTAAAAAGCTCTCTTCGTGGCGTGTAGGCAATCAATTCCTCCACGTTGATGATGTCATCAACGCCGATGGTCATTGATGGGATCTGGTAAGCCCCTGCCTGCACACTCCACCGCCCCTGGGTCCAGACCGTGATGCCTGCCATGGCATCGGTCAGGGCCTCCAGGTTGTCTTTTTGATTGCTGCCGCAGCTCAGCACCCCGTTCACGGTATAGCGGCGCTGGGTGCCTCTTGTGGCAAGCGGAATCAGCTCGTCACATACATTGGCGGCGGCGATGACATCTGAATCATTCACCTCGCCTGCTGTACAGCGCAGCCCCTGGTAGCTGGTGAGGTAATCCCGCACTGCCAAGGCGGCGTTGTCGCTCCAGGCGGTCAGGGTGGTGCGTGGGTCATACAGCTTTTTGCCACGAACCACGGCGCGAATGGTCGGTGCGCCCGTTTGGGCAAAAACATCGTAATCGGCCTCCCAGCGCACGTAGAGGTACGACACGCCACGTCCAGCGTCAGCGCCGTTAAGGGCGCCGCCACTGGCGGCCACCAGGTCGGCATCCAGGGCAGTCTGGTTCCCGGCATACAGACGGATGCGTATCAGTGGCTCGGTGCCGCCTCGGCAATACTTAGGAGTGGTCACCCAACCATTGGGATCCACAGTCACAGGCTCATCGCCAATGAAGTATGTGTCCACTCCGTCAATTTCATGTCCTGCAAGGGTTTGAGCCCAGTGATGAAATTGACCGACATCACCATTAGTAAACCAGAATGGAATGGTGCCACCCACCAGGGCGCGGCCATACACGATGCGCTGCGGCTCAATGGCGCTACGCACCACGTTTTGCACGTCTCTTAAACTGGCAATGGTCTGCGCCCGAGCAGCTGCAGCCATTTTCTTTTCCTGGCGGTGGGCCAAGGAAGAACCCACCACCGCAGCAGCCACACCGCCCACAACGGTGGCTACCGTGACCGCCCCAAAAAGCACCGTTGCGCCAATCGTGGTCTTGGCCACGGCGGCAGTTGTTGCGGCTCCGACGATCAGGGGGATAGCTTGCGGCATTAAACCACCCTCCCAACAGGCCAGGAGCCAATGGCTGCGCCCATGAGGCCGAATACCAGCCCATCAGGCCCAGGGGCGGCCCACTGACCGCCCAGGCAAACCCCTAGCAGCCGCTCGCTTTTCTGCTCAATTAAAACCACATCGCCCCGCTGGGTCAGGGTGGCGGACTGCATAGCGCCCAGCCGCTCGGCAGTCAAGTCCGCCAGCGGGTGGCGCTTGAGCAACCGGCGGGCCGAAGCGGCGGTGCTGACGTGCCGCAGATCGGCCATTGGATCGGTGTCGGTCATGCACAAAACGGCATCTGCCGAAAAGGTGCAGCAGTCCTGCTCGCCCCAGGCAAATGGCTTGGCCCGACGCTGTTCGATAAACCGAGCCAGTCGGGTGGGCCAGTCTGCATGGCGCACTAGACGCAAGGGAGGATTAGTGTTCATCATGCTCACACCCGACGCGCCAGCGCTTCTTTGGAAAAGATGATGATTTCGCGCTCGGCCATGGCCGCTGCGAGTCGGAAAAAGCCATCGCCAGGCCACAGGCGACGATGGTCTGCATCGCTGTAGCGCAGCAGGCGTGGGCGGTCCCACTCCACCAGGCGGTTTTCCGCGTTCACCGTGACGGTGGCGCCCGCCTCGTTGAAGCGCTGCACATCCAGCAGGCCCTGCCAAACGTTAGGGTCTACGGCCAGGCTTGGTGGCTCAGTGGTGGCGTCGAGTACCGCTAGGCGAATGATGACAGGGCGACCCTGTATGGGTTCTCCCAATACGTTGGCGATGTGCGCCTCCGTTACGCCGGCAAGCGCTAACTGCAGCCCGGTGATGGCGTTTGGCGTCTCCTCAATGGGAGCAATGGATCCCAGACCACGTGCGCCAACCCATGTTTGGCCACCCCACTCCACATCGAAATCCAGCCCGGCCAGTCGCACGGTGCCGCTGAGCAGCTGCAGTTCGGCCAACCAGAACCAGGTGATATGTTCACGCTGGACGGCATCGGCAAAAGCCAGGGGCAGAGATGCGCGGGCTGGCATCAGAATGCCTCCACCAGCTCAAGCGCCAAGGGCGTCGCAATCGTCTTGTAGCGCGGAAAATCAATGTCGCCGCTTTTCAAAATCCATTTGGCGGTCGGCCTGCTCAGCACAACGGGCGAGCCTGAAGGATGCTGCGCTCGCAAAGCATGCGTGAGCTGTACCGTCATCTGGCCGGAGCCATTGGCGGTCGCGTCTTGGGCAACCATCAGAAGCTGGCCGCCAATGCCAATCATTGAGCCCGCCTGCATGGTTGTTGACGCGCCGCAGCCGCTCAGAGACACAGTGCTGGCAAATGCTGACGCCGTAGCAGCCAGGGTTACGCCATTCAGAGCAATGGTGCCAATGGGGCGCGGGCGATCCAGCCGGTGCATCTCGATGCGATTGGCCTGCCTGATTCGAGTCAGGAAGCCTTCGACCCTTGCGCGGGCATCGGGCGCCTGGTTATTGATTTCCATCAGGACGGCCCAGCGAGTACCAGGCAAAGACATGGTTTGCATCGCGCCAGACAGCTCCGACACGAACGAGCGCGAGTTGTCGCGCACACCCCATGTGAATGAAACGGGGTGAAAATCTCTGGTGCTGGGCCAGGTGTGGATCGTGCTCATGCCATGCGCCCCCTGGCCATATCGTCATAAATAGCCTGCCTGCCCATGGCGGCACCCAGCTGCGCAGCGGTCAAAACCAGAGCCTGGTCGGCGGGGCCGTTGAAGTTGAAGGACTGGTTGACGACCACACTGCGGCCAGCACTCTGCCCTTTGGTGTGATCAATCACGGTTTCCTGTGGGTGCAGGATGGCCAGGTAGCCGCCTTTGCCGTCCAGCCCGCCCATGCGTGCACCGCTACCGGTGTAGCCGCCGCCGTCAAAGCTGAAGATGCGGCCCACAATGGAGTTGAGGGCATTGCTGAGTGGCTCAGATACAGATCGGCGGAAGGCCATCATGGCGATGTCTTGAGCGATACCGCTTAGCATGTCGCGCACCTTCCCGCCTCCCAGCACTGCATCCTCAAAGGCGCTGGTGAAACTCATGTTCAGCTTCTGAACTTCGTTCTTTGCGTTCTGCGCATCGTTGCTCAGGCTGCCCAGAAAGGTCTGTGATGCCTCGGCAAACTGCTCGGCGCTCAGTGCACCCCGCTCGAACTCGTCGGCCAGCAGTTGCATCACCCTGCGCTGCTCTTCCAGGCGTCCGGTGGGCGTGTTGCTCAGCAGTGTTTCAATGAATCGCTGGTGGGCTCCGTTGCGGGCCAGGATGGATTCGTGTTCGTCAATGTTGGCCTGGCGGCGGGCCTCGATGATGGCCTTGCGCTCGGCCTCGGCCGCAGCCTCATTGATGGCACCCTGGCGGCGCAAATCAATCGCCTCGGCCAGCCCCAGGAGGTCACGCCGCTGGGCTTCGGTCATGCCTCTAAGCCTGCCCATTCCGATGTCGCGCAGCAGCTGCTCCTTCACAGTAAGGCTGTCTAACGCCTCAAGCTGTCGCTGCAGGTTTTGCATGTAAAGCTCAGATGCTGAGACGGTAGGCGGTCGCGGCGGACGTGGTGGACGCGGTGGAGCGCCACCATCACCTCCTGGACTGGGAATGGCAAACGGCGGGTTGATGGAATCTCCACGGCCACCGCCAGCGCTGCGTGCCTGGCGACTTTCCAGGAACTGTATCTGCAGCCGCACCCGCTCAATATCTGCCTCAAGCCCTTTGGTGCTCAGACGCCACCGGCTGGGCGTGGCCAGCTGCTGCTCCAGGCTTGAAAGCTTTTCGCGCAGGGTTTTCAGGTTGCTTTCAGCGCTTCGGAACGGGTTGATGGTGCCGAAGGTGACGATGGCATTCCAGAAGCCATTGGCCTGCTTGGAGCCCTCCAGCAACTCGGAGGTCGCCTTGGCCAGCGCCGGAATCAACTCACTGGACATCTGGCGGGCCATGCCGGAAATGTTGGATTGTATGCGCAGCAGGTTGTCGTTAAATTTGGCAGCAGCTTCGGCGGCCTCGTCCGTCACTACCTGGCCAAAGCGCCCCGCCTCTTCGCCCAGGTCTTTCAAACCCTGGGCACCACTGTTCAGCAATGGCACCAGCCTGGCTCCCTCCTCGCCCAGCAGGCGTACGGCTGCAGCCGACTTTTCAGCGGGCGTGGCCATGCGTGAAATGCGGTCGGCCACTTCACGCAACAGATGGTCGTTGCTCTTCAGGGATCCATCGACGTTTCGCAGCTCGATGCCGAACTCCGACAGCTTTTTACCGCCGTTGGCAGCGTCCTGGCCCAGAAGCTGCAGGCCCTTCTGCAATTCTTGAACGCTGACATCGGATAAACCGGCAGCATAGGCCAGTTTACTGAACTCTTCGGTGGCAACGCCTGCACGCTGGGCAGCTTTGCCCATGGCATCGTTGAAATCGGCGGTACTCTTGACGCTCGCCGCCAGGGCAGTGACCAGGCCCGTGCCAGCCAGACCCGCCAAGCCAAATGCCTCGCCAACGCCCGCAAAGCCACTGGAAAGCGCGGAGGCACGCTCGTCCAGGTCGCCCATGGAGCGCTGCACCTTGTCGAATACCTGGCTGGCCTTGTCGCGGGCCTCGATGTCAATTCGCGCTTTGCTGGCCACGGCGTATGTGCTCCATCAGCTCAACGAGCTGCAGCCAGTCGGCCACAGGGTAAACGGCGTCGTACAGGGGCCAGCGTTCGGGCATCCAGCCGCCGCACCAGGCCCAGCAGTGACGCGCCTGTTCGGCCAGGGCGTCCAGGGTGGGCTGATCGGGGAGAAGATCCCCGAATCCGGCAGAGCGCAACTTGTCGGCCTCGCCCCTGGAGCGCTCCCACTCCAGGAGCGCGGTCAGTTTTTTGCGGCTGTGCCTTCAGCATCTTCGGCCTTTGCCAACTGCGTCCAAACGGCCTCAGAAAGCTGATCGGCCCATTCGGGCTGGGCATCGAGCAGCATCGAAACCGCTTCGGGGTTAAAAGCCACTGCATCGGTCTCATTAGCGCCGAAGTCGGCCGCCGTGATGCCTTGCCAGCCCACCACGGCACCGGACAACACCAGGCGCTCCCACTGCAGCCGCGAACCAGGCACCCCGGCAGACATTCCGGATTTGGCACCGGCCATCTGCAGGTCGAAACGGCTGGGCCGCTGCAGGGTGAACACACGGCCAGCGCCCACCTCAACGGTGAAACGCCGGGCCGCCTGCACTTTATGCTTGAGGTCGTTCAGGTCCATGGGTGGCGGGCCTCGGGCTTAGGCTGCGTAGCGGGTGGGTTCGGCCACGCCCGTGAACGAAACGGCACGCTTTTCGGTGGCGTTGCGCTCCAGGGAGGTAAACTGGGCCATGCTCCAGAAGCCGTTGTGGAAGGTGCGCGAACCGTTGCCGCCCGTCACACGCAGGGCCGCCGGGTTGCCGGCCTCCTGGGCCGCGCGGATGACGGCGTAGAACGGCAGGGTCGGGTCTTCGTGGATGGTGATTTCGGCCACCACAGGCGTGCGGCTGGCAGGCATCTGGGTGTCGGCACGGCCAAACACGCTGGAGGTGTCGGCGTACTGCTGGTCACCGCCCGTGAAGGCAATGGCGCCCACCTGGGTGATGGTGGTGAAGGCTGTGATGCGGCGAACGGTGCCGATGCCTTCGGCGGCGGGGTAGAGCGCTGTGCTCGCGGTGTTGATAAGCTCAAACGTCACGTTGTTGGTGGCAACCGCCCTGACGCGCACCACGCGCCCGTTTAGCAGCTCCCAGCCGCTGCTGACCTCCAGAATGTCGCCCACCACCACGTTGTGGCCAGCGGCCAGAGTCGCAACGGCTTCGGCAGCGTTGGTGATAGCCGTCATGTTCACGGCGGGGCCGTAGGTGCTCGCAATGGCCAGCGAGCCGCCGGCAGGAAGGGCATAGCTCATCGCTCAGACTCCTTTACGCAAGCAGGCCGGGGGCCGCTCGCTGGGTGGGAATGAAAAACACAAATTCCATGGACAACTCGCCAACCGGCTGGTCACCCACAGCAGAAAGGTCAGGCACCTCGGCGCTGAAGGCGTCGGGGTAGAAGGTGCGGCCCGCCACATACAGGCCATTCACCATGAGGGCACCTTCGGCGGCGTAGCCGATCGCATCCAGGGCAGCGCTCAGGCCACTGGTGGCCTTGGCCACGGCCCGCAGCTGCAGGGTGAGCGTGCGCTCCACCCCGTCAGAGAACGAGCCTTCCAGGTTGGCGCTTTCGCTCACGGCCACCATCAGGGCAGGCAGATGGGTGGGCTGCAGCACATACTCCTGGTCCATAAACACCCGGCCAGCGAGTGAAGGCACGGCATTGAGGGCCGTGACTGCCGCTGCGCGAACCTGGGCGCGGATGGAGGTGGTCATGCGCGTTCCAGCCTGAATAGGGTTTCACCCAGGCCGTCGGGCTCGATGCCCACGATCCTGTAAACCGTTTCGCCCATCTCAACCCGCTCACCGTAGGTCACGTCAGGAACATCGGCTGACTGGCAAAGCATCTGCGGCTGTGAACTGGCCACACCAATGCCGCCCGGGTCCACAAAGGCATTGGCAAAAATGACCGGCACCGGATGAGCTGCACTGCTAAATACCGCAAGCGCATTACTGAGCTTGCGAAACGCAGCCTCCTGCAGCCGTCTCTCGATGCGGTCAAAGTTGCCCATGGCTCAAAACGCCATCACAGCGCAGCCACACCCACGCCATTGAGGCGCACGCGGCCAGTGGTCTCGCCAGCGCCAGAGCCGACAGCAGCAACGGCCACACCGATCGGGAAAAACCCGGCAGTGGTGGCGGTGCTCGCCACACCAGTGGCGGCGTTCCAGTTGATGCGGGCGCCGACCGTCCAGGCCTGAGAGCCGACCTTGGGCAAGTCAAAAACACCAGAGGCCATCCCAGTGAACGGGACACCGGCGGACGCATCATGAGTGGCCACGACCGGGATGTTGCCGATCACATAAAGCTGGCCGGCCACCACACCACCCGATGGGGCGGTGAGGGTCAACACGTCGCCGTTTTGGACGAAGTTACGCATGTTTCATTCCCCTTTCAACTTAAGCGCCGTTGGCCCTGTACAGACCACGGTGGTCGATGGCCTTGGCGGCGAAGTCCAGGCGGCACTTGTATTCCACCCCGTCCACGCCCCAGCCAACTTTGCTCTCGATCTGCGGGCCTTCGGCACCATCGAGGTAGCAGTACTCCACCGTGTCCACTGCCGCGCTGTTGGCGGCAGCGTACCAGGCAGTCGCAGAACTGGCGTCCAGCAGCGGCTCCACCACGGGCTCCAGGCCTGTGCGTCCGCCGGTGCGGAACTCGTTGATGTTCGACTGCTGCGCAGGCACGTACTGGTTACTGGTCAACTGGTAAGCCGTCTGCTCAAGGGTCGTGGGGACGATCAGGAAAGAAGGCGTCACGTTGAGCAGTTCGCCATTGAGGCCACGCTGCAGACGCATGGCGCTGCGCATGGCAGACAAGCTGCTCAACTGCAGGGCAGAACCAGCACCGGTGCCGTTGTTGCCGTTTTGCGCGGAGTACAGCGCGGAGGCGGTCAGCTCTGCATACACCAGGCTGTTTTCCAGGCGACGCGCGGCCAGGCCGAAAGCAACGGTGAGGCGGTCGAAGGCGCGTAGATCGTCGTTGATGATGGCCTGGCGGGTCAACGCCACGATGCGGCCATAAGTCACGACCCTGTAGTCCGTTGCGCCATCGCGCATGGTTCCGTAGGTGTACTCGCCATGCTCAGGCACGGCCAGCAGATCAGGGGCGCCAGAGAGCTGCACCACGCTCATAGACTTGAAGTCCGGCGCGTTCGGTGCGCGGCGTGCCCACACCTGGTAAGTACCGGTGTTTTCTTCGTAGGCGTTGCGCAGACGCTTGCCGGCCACGTTGGCAAACAGGCTAGCGAAGTCGCTGATGGTGTGCATACCGGCGGATCGGTGCTGCAACATGGCGTCGGCCAGCTTGAGCTTATCCATGCCACGGGTGGACACGTTCTGGGCTTCCAGCCATTCACGGCCGATTTCCAGCAAGCTCATAGAGCGGTACTGGCGGCCGTTGTCATCCAGCTTGATGCTGGGCGTAAGGCGGTGCAGGATGGCCTGCTCGACACCAGACATGCGGACTTCAAACTGATCCTGCACGGTCTGCACGTTCACCACATTGCGGTGGCCTCCGGCGGCGGCGTCGTTGCGGGCCAAAGTGTCCAGGATCTTTGCACGAGCGGCGTCCACATCGGCGTTTTCGCGTAAAAGCTGAGGAATCAGATTCGGCACACCGTGACGCACGCAGAGATCACTGACTTCAGCGGCACGCGCATTCACATCCACTGCCGCAGTGGCAGCAACAACGGGCGCTTGAGGCTGCCCGCCGGTTTGGACTCCATTTTTGTCCATCGCGGTTTCCTTTCGTTGGGCAGTCGCCCGGTGGATAAACTCGCAGGGCTCACCAGAGTCCTGCGAAGGCTTCGAGCGAACGCTGCTTCCAGCGTCCGCAGGAACGGGAACGAACGAGATTTCGGCAGGCGTCCAGCGCTCTGCGCGGTACAGCGGCACAGTGCCGCCGTCTTCCCGGTCTGCGGCGCGTACCACGGCATAACGCTGCACTGTGTAGCCCGCCGAAATGTGGCGAATGATTCCGGCCTCGATGTCGCGCACGATGCTCGAAATGTCGTCACGCTGGCTGAGGCGGATCGTCGCGCGGCCCTCGCTGCCATCCAGCCAGGCCTTCTCCACCACACCGATCACGTTCGACAGGTCCCACTGCATGTGCGTGTTCAGCACCGAAGCGCCAGCATTGAGGCGCGTCATGTCCACCGCTTCTGGCGATACGACCAGTTCTTCGTCGTAATAGTGCTCGTTCCACCAGTCGTAGCGGCGAACCTTGACGCCGGTGGTCCATACCACATCGACAGTCCGGCTGTCGGCATTAAAGGTGGAGGGAACCAGCTCCATGGCGCGAACCATGGCGGGCATCACGTTTGTCTGGATTTCATCTTTTTCCATGGGACGATCATTCCTCGGTCAGTGTCTCAAAGCTAGGCCAACTTAAGACGATTTATTCATCCTGCCCACCAGGCTCGGGCGCATCAATCGAAGCGGGCAATGCAGACGCGTTGCCCGACTTCATGGCCAGCAGCATGGGCAGAACACCCGAGTCGCTCAGCCGCCTAAAATCTGAAGCGATTTCTTCAAACACCAGGTCTGGCTTGTAGCCACGACGGCGCAGCTTTTCGCTGATGGAACTCAGGCCGCCTGCGATTTCGGCGTTGTCTGCATTCACTTCTTGCAGCGGGTTCACGTAGTCCCATTTGGGCGTTGACCAGTCCACGGCGTACTCACGCATCGGCAGGGATCGGGCCAGGTAGGCCGTGTCGATGAACTCGCGCCACAGCCGGGTCATGTGCGGGATCAGCTCAAGCCACTGCTCATGCTCGACAGAACGGCGGAAGTCGATCAGCGCGACACGCGCCGAACTGAAGTTGACCCCCGTCATGTCGCCGGTCAGCATTTCGTAGGTCACCTCCATGCCAACGGCAATCAGGTGCAACTGGTGTTTAACGTAAGCCTCGTAGCCAGGCGCTGCTTTGGGCTCGATCACCGTGAGATTCACGCCTGGCGGAACGGATGTAACGCCACCTGAAGGAAGCTCACCGAGCGAGCCTGTCGTGACGTCCTGCCCGGCTTCGGGCGCAGCCATTTGCGAAACGTCCCCGGAAGCCAGCACGCTCAGGCGAGTTTCGAGGTTCTTTCGGGCCAGCTCGGCGTCTTCGTAGTTCTGCAGATCGCGCACTCGGGCGATCACTGAAGCCAGCGTGGAGACGCCACGCTTGGCGCCAGGCCGGTCGGCCTTGAAAAGGTGAATGATCCGGTTGGCAGGCACGGCAACCGAAGTGCGCAGACCGCGAACCGTCTGCAATTCGCCGGGGTGTTCGTTGAACAGCCAGTAGGCGGTCACCTGGCCGATCGGGTTGTATTCGATGCCGTTGATGATGGTGTTGCCATTCAGGGTGCCGTTTTTCCCGCTATCCAAGTAGTCGATCTCCAGCAGCTGCACCTGCAGCGGCACAGGCAGGCCGTCATCCACCGAACGCGGACGCAGCCGCATCATCACTTCGCCGTCCAGGCGAAGAGATCTATAGGCTCGTGCCCACAGGCCGTAAAAGTCCGACACCCCATCGGCATCGGCTACGGATTGCCAGGCGTCCCAGAGGTCGTCAACTTGGCGACGCAGAGCGCCGCTGGCCAGAGACCGGGGAGAAATGCCGGTGCCGATGGCGTTTTCCACGCGGGCGTTGATGCCGCGTTTGATGTAAGGCACGTTGTGGTAGAGAGCTCTGGCACGGCTGCGCAGCTCACGGGCATCCGCAGCATGGTCTGTGTTGGCAGAGGCGCCAGGGCGGCGCGGCGCCCAGCCGTCTGCTCGGCTGGCACCTTCATAGGCACGCTTGAGCGCCTCGCGGGCGGCCAGACGGACAATGCCCGCACGCGGGCTGAAGTAGCCGATCACGCGATCGACGATGTTGGCTGAAGCCATCAGAACCCGCGCATGGTTGTAAATATAAACCGCCCAGACCTGTGCCGGTGGGTGCGCTTGGCGGCCAGATCGGCCTCAATGGCCTGCCTGGCTTTGAGCAGCTCGTCCATCGACCGGTAGGTGATCTGCTTGCCATCCGAGCTGCGAATGGTCAGCTCACCTGAAGCAATCGCTGCATTGATGGCGTTAAGGTCAGGCTGGGTAAACATGCAATCAAATATCGTTTGGTTGCCGTCTCAAAGCTAGGCCAAGTTGAGACGATTTAATGGCCAGGCCATCATCGAGTCTCCCACTGGCTGCCCGTCCAGTGTTTCAGATTGGGTTTGACCCATTCGGCTCCGTCCCATGTTCGCAAAGAACCCACCACCCAGCCGGATGAAGTGAACACATTGAGCAACACGGATTCAAACGGAACCACCACGCCTGAGATGCCCGCAGTATCACTGCCCACCTCAATCGCCGCGAGCGAACCCGATACCAGGACGCGGCCATTGACCAGGGCCACATCCTGACCGGATTCAGACACATTCAGCGAACCGCGAACAATCACCTGCCCTGAAGCACTCAGGGTATCACTGCCTACCTCGGCAGCCGACAGGGTGCCCGATACCCGAACTCCACCAGATGCAGCGAAGGTGTCCGCGCCTGTTTCAGTGGCCGCCAGCGTGCCGATGATGGGCGCATTGCCCACGGTGCCGGTGCTTGCGAAGGTGTCCGAGCCTTCTTCGATAGCGGCCAGCGAGCCTGCCACGATGACAGCGCCAGTTGCTGCGATGGTGTCGAAGCCGATTTCGGTGGCAGCCAGCGAGCCAGCGATGCCGACGCCCGTGCTGGGCCACACCCCCTGCTGCTGCCCCAGCAGCCCGAGCGCAGGAATGCCCGCCAGTGGCGCGGGCATATCAGCCGATGAGGCCGCCCCCCCCTGCAGCAGCGGGCTAAACCACATTTACAGCCCCCGGATCGACCAGCCGATGGCGCGGTCAGTGCCTTGCAGCCTCTGGAGCGTGTACGTCCATCCGTGCATCAGGGCCAGAGCGGGGGTCACGTAGATCGGCTCGGTCTGCACGCCGCTGATGACGACATCATCTATTACGCGCTGCGGGTCGCCCGCCCGTGTGCGCTCGTAGATGCGAATCCGATAACGTTCCGTCGCCGTCAGCGCGGCTAGATCTAGGAAAAGCTGGTAGATGCCTGCCGTGGTCTGGGCACTCAGTGTGGTACTGTTGCTCGGCAGGTCGTACTCGGTCGCGCCGATGGTGGCGCTGCCGCTGTGAGTCTGGGTCAGCGCCATCAGTCGATGCTCCAGTAGGTAAAGCGGGCGTAGCCTGCTGCGCCGTTGCCGCCTGCTGCGCCGCCACCGCCACCGCCGCCAGATGCACCGAAGTTCAGCGTACTGGCGTCATGGCCGGGGGAGCCGCCGTCGCCTCCTGGTGCAAAAATCTGATCCGGCGTCCCAAAAATAGTCCCAGCGCCCGACCCACCACCCCCTCGGCTAACCGTACCGGTCGAGTTGCCGCGCCCCTCGGTTCCGTTATTGCCGTTGGCGCGTAAAACCGCATGGACTTGGGACACCACGCCCCCATGCCCACCGTTGGCGGCGTAAGGCGTACCCGCCGAAGCGCCGCCGCCGCCACCACCACCACCAAAAATACCAAGTCCGCACAGCGGGCTAAAACCTACTGTGTTGGCACCACCTTGGTGGCCGTTGGCACCGGCTGACGACCCGCCTGCTGCGCCGCCAGCGTGTTGCCAGTTGTTACCCGCAGACCCCCCGTTTGCGTGTGTAGTACTAGAAAACGCACCGCCGCTGCCACCTTCGCCGCCCGTCAAGCGGATAAATGTGGGTGTGCGCTGCCCAGTGACTTCTGTGTGGCCACCCGAAGAACCGTTTTGCCCAGAGGCCCCCGCAGCACCAACAGAGCCGCCAATCCCAGCAGCCCCAACAGTGACGTTGATGCTTGCGCCTGGCACCACAACAAGCGGCACACGAACTACCGTGCCGCCAGCTTGCCCAGCCCCGCCGCCACCAACGCCACAAGAGCCGGATGGCCCACCACCGCCGCCGCCACCGCCGCCGCCACCACATCCGTCAAGGATCAGTTCAGCCACCTCACCCGGCACCTGCCAAGCCCATGGGCCGTTGAGCGAAGTCGCATCCACCACGCCATCCGTCACCACCCCGGTGCCACGGATGAACTCGACTACGTGTTGTCTCAGCACATTCCCGCCTAGCGCCATCACACACCTCCTGTGGGTTTTTCGTGCGGCTGCACGGGGGCGTTCAGAATCTCGTCGGCGCGGCCATCGGCCAGTAGCCCACCGTCCTCCAGCGCGATTACGCCGTTGCGGGTGTCTGGGTCGTCGAGGTCGATGAACTGTGCGGCCTGCACCTTGGCCTGGTAGCGCCGCATGTAGGCCGCTTGCACCGTCTCGCCCCGCGAAGCCAGGTCAATCGCCACGGCCTCAGCATCGGTGAAGCGGTTCATGAAGGCCAGCCGCGTGATCTTGCGACCCTCTGGAATCACCACCGGCTCAGGTGCCGTCCAAGTGGTGCCGTCGAAATCCCAGCCGCAGCCGACTTGCGCCAGCGCCTCGGTGCGCTCGATAGCGGTGTGCTCGGGGTAGAACTGCTGAGCACGCTCGACCGAATCCGCAAGGATCACGTTGTCCACACGCCCGTGTTTGATAAGGATGATGTCCATGGGCTACCTCACGCGAAAAACAGATCACCAACCACTTCAGCCGTGCCGGTCGCCGTGGTGTCTGCGTCTGCTGCGCCCGTCACAATGGTGCGGCCAATGCCAGTGGTGAAGCCAACCCCGCGTGCGAAGTCGCGGGTAACAGAGCCGCCTGGTGGGATACCGATGGTCATGACCACGCCTGTACCTGCCGTGGGCACGCCGTTGACGTTGTGCAGCTTCACGTACCGCCAACTCGCTGAGTTGTTGCTAAGGCTCCAGCCATACAGTCGGCCCGCCGACCCCTTGACGTTGGCGGCGTTGGTCGTAGCCGCAGACACCATGTGGTGAATCAAATCCCCGCCCGCCGCCGTGGTGCGGACTTGCATGCCGATGTCGCCGATTAAGTTGCTGCCTGCGGCCAGCGAGCCAGTGCCGATGTTGGCCGTGACGGTGCCAGACACTGGCTGCGTGCCCGATACCTGCGCGGCAGGGATCGGCTCGGTGGCGTAGGGGGCGGGTTGAAGCCGCCAGCTTTGTGCGCCGCTGGTGAAGGCGGTAGCTCGAACCCGGAACCAACTCAGCCCGTTGACCGACAGCTCCCACGCGTAGGCGGGTGCGGCCGACAGGTTGCCTGTCGTGGTCTCGATGGTGTTGGCGTTTGACCGGACGGCCTGCACAGAAAACCAGTTGCCGTTCGTGCCGTCGGTGCTGTTCAGCGAGCCTTCAAACGCCACATTGACCGTGTTGAAGGTGCCGAAGCAGTGAATGGTGATGTTCGACGTGCGGGTGGTGTCCATCACCACCGTCTGACCGTTGGCCGTGATGTTGCCGGTAATGGCCTCTTGCGCCGAAGGCTCTGCCGACACCTTCAAGCGGCCAGCGCCGTTGACCTGGAACGGCACGTAGTCACCGTCTTGCCCCAGGTTCACCCCATGCGCGTCGGTGCGCACACCCAGCATCATGATGCCGCTGGACGCACTGATGTGCGGGCTGTCTTCGGTCTGCACCAGGCCCTGCAAATGCACTGGCAGCGGGTTAGTGGCGCTTACGTCCACCGAAGCGCCGTCTTCCCCCCACGTAGCTTTCACGCGGGGGTGGTGAACACCCGTCACATTATCGGAAGCGAACGGAACGCCTCCTACAAGATAGTTGTCAGCCATGGTTATGCCGCGTGGGTGATGATGGCGGCACTGATCGTGACCGTCTGGCCGCTGCTGATGTTCAGCGAGTCTAGGTTGATGTCGCTGCCACTGAGGCCGACCGTAAGGCCGGTGATGACGTCGGTGCCGCCCGATGCCGTGCGAATCCGCGCGGCACCCGCTGTACCACTGGCCGATGCCGTGGCGTTTCGCGGGAAGCCGGAAAGCGTCAGCACTCCAGCCCCCGTGGCAGCGCCTGCGATGGGGTTCGACAGGCTATATGTCGCCAGGATGGTTCCCATGCCCGTGGTGCCGATCTCCAGCACCGCCGTTGAGCCTGCCTGGGTGGTGACTGCGCCCATTCGGGCTATTTTTACTGCGTTAGGGTAAACGACAGCCATGATGGATTCCTTTGCTTACGGAACTTGGAGCCACAGATCGTTGATCTGAGGGTTAGACGGCGGGGTCGCCGATACGATGATTCCGGGGTTGCCTTGTGGCCCTTGTGGGCCTACGCCAGGCGGGCCCTGCTGTACCGCCACCTCGACAACCTCAATGCCATCGGGCGTCACCACCACCTCAAGGCTTGGCAGCTGGACCACATCAGTCACGGGTCACCTCCGGTGAAACAACCGCACCGCCTTCGAGCAGGCGGCGCACCACTCCGCTGGGAAATGCGACCTCCAGGTCGTAGACGCCTGTGCGCCAGGTAAGCGCAGCGGTCTGCGCCGCGCTCATCTGGAGCACTAGGTTAGGGGCCGTGGCAGCCAGCAAAATGCCGCCGTTTTCGGTGGTCAGAGAAAGCAATACGTCCTCAGATTCCACCGTGGGGCGCACCTGCATACGGGCCGTGCAGCCCACGAGGTCGGTCACGGCACCACCGCTTAGCCGCCAGGTGAGTGGCAGCGAGAGGGTGGCACCCTGATAAACCGTCAGTTTGTATTTACCAGGCTTCATGTGGGTAAATTACCTGCGTCAACGTCTCAAAACTAGGCCAACTTGAGACGGTTTAAGTTTTTACCAATCGGTAAACCGTGGCCCTCGATACGCCATACCTGACGGCCAGCTGCTGGACGTTGCGGCCGTTGTACTCGTGGCGGATCATTGCCACCAGGGCCTGGCGGTCTCGGTATGTGGCGGCGTAGTGCTTGGCCCCGCCGAACATGCGCCGGGCCATCTGCTCAATTTCCGGCAGCTTATCGTTCAGCTCGGGGATGGGGCCGCACTCGCGCTGCACCATTTCCAGAATCTGGGTGATGATGTCTTCGCGGTCTGGTCTTGCTTCGGACTGGCCCACGAACACTTGAGCACGCGCAGCCGAACGGCTTTTGACTTTTTCGATAGTCACCAGGATCTCCTGAAAGTGTTATGTGTCAGGGTTTTGGTATCCCGCACCGCTTTTGCCACAGGTGACACGACTTCCTGAGATGCGGTTTGAGTTTTGAGCGCAGGATCGTCGGCCTTGACTGCCGAGAAAAGATCACGCGTGCTGGGAGCAATGACGTCTTCGATGCGGGCCCACTGCACCTCGGTCCATCGCTCAATGCCCACCCAGATGGCGGCGGCGTAGGCGTAGACGGCGCAGTCCAGCGCCTCGTTGCGCCGGCCATTGGGCTTGACCCATTCCATGCGAGCGTGGCCCTTGATGTACTTGGTGACGAGGCGCTCGGCGGTCATCTGCTCGAATTCGTCTGTGCTGGCCAGGGCGCGTGGCAGGTGGATGAAGCCGGGGCCGGGTTGTGCCTGGCGCAGGCGCCCGTAGATCACGCCCTTGGCAATGTCGGTGCCCACCAGCCAGAGCTTGACGCCTCGCGGGATTTTCTGGCCGCGCCAGGTGACGTCGATGTCGCTGGGCTTGCTGAGTATGGCCTTGCCCCTAGCGCTGCTGCCCTTGACGGCCAGGACGTTGGCGTGGTGGTGCGCCCGAACGTAGGCGTACACCTGCTGGGTGTGGTGGCCGCCCGTGTCAATGGCGCAGGCTCTGACCAGCACCTGGGCACCACTGGCGTGCAGGTACGGGGTGCGGCGGCGCTCGGTGAGGCGGGTCCACACGCTGCCGGGCTGGCCTTCCTCGATGGCCGGGTCGCCGTAGATGATTTCCCGCTCCACCAGCCAGCTTTCCTGGCCACGGCCCCAGGCCCAGGTGCGGTACTCGATACGGTCGCCCTGCACGTCTACGCCCATGGTGAGCAGCAGGCCCCCGTGGGGCACCTGGCCGATGGGGTAATCCTCCGCACGGCGGGCCAGCTCGTGCGTAGCCACCTTGTCGCCCTGCTCTTCCCAGGTTTCGGCCAGCACGGTGTTGGTGAAGGTCTTGAGCTTGGTCACATCGCCCTGCTTGGCGGCCAGGGTGGCATCGTGCCACTGGGCCACCAGGTCAGCCCAGCCGATCCAGCCCAGCGGGGCGTACAGGGCGTTCAGGTGGTAGCCGGTCTGCCTGCCGGGGCGGCTGGCTTCCTTGCCGGCCACCCAGTGCCCAACGGCCAGCATGGCAGGTTTGTGATGCTCCTGGATGATGCCGCCACAATGCCTGCAGACGTAATGCACCGATGAGTAATCGGGTGAACCGTCTTCCAGCTTGCGCCACTTGAGTCCATGGTCACCCTTGGTGCCCCACTCCAGCGCCTGGTGTTCGTTGCAATGGGGGCACGGAACCTGGAAGCGGCAGGCGCTAGTCTGCAGGTAGGCACCCTCGATGCGGCTGAAGTTTTTGGTGGTGGGAGTGGACACCTTCAGCACCTTGCGCCTGGCGAAGGTGCTGGTGCGCTTTTCGGCCAGGGCCACCGGGTCGCCTTCGCCGTCCACGTCCAGCGGGTAGGCGTCAATCTCGTCCAGGAACAGGTAGCGCACGGGCATGGAGCGCAGGCTGGCCGCACTGTTCGCGCCCGACACCACCAGGACGCCACCGGCAAAGTCTTTCATCAGCGTGGTGTTGGCATCGTCACGGCTGCGGTTTTCGCGCACCTTGCGGCGCAGCGCCGGGGTTTCCTCCAGCATAGGCGTGATGCGCTGACGGCTGAAGCGCTTGGCCATGTCGGTGGTGGGCTGCACGCACATCACCGGGCCGGGTTCGTTGTCGATGATGTACCCCAGCCAGTTCATGCCACTTTCGCTCTTTCCCATTTGAGCCGCGAACATCACCACTACTTCCTGCACGCTGCTGCGGGCGCTCAGGTCGTCCATGATCTGGCGCAGGTACGGGGTGCGGTCGGTTCGCCAGGGGCCGGGTTCGCTGGACGCCTTGCCCGACAGCATGCGGTGGCCATCTGCCCACTGGCTGACGGTGACGGCGGCGGGTGGCTTCATAAACTCCGCGAACAGCTCGGCCACCAGGCGGTCGGCCCGCGCTGGATCAGCCAGTGTGATGGACTCGCAGGCCCCCATGGTCAGGCCACCTCCTGCACCGGGACGCCATCGCGGCTCAGCTCGGCCAGCGCCTGGCGCAGCTCGTCTTCCAGCAGCCTGGCCACCTGGTCCACATCGGACTGCGCGGCCAGCGTGGGTGACACCCTGCTCGGGATCTGCAGCAGAGCATCGCGGGTGCTGGCCACTCGCTTGGCCCAGGCGGCGCGGATTACCTCGACCCGGATCAGTTTGCCCTCCAGTTCGGCCTCCCGCATCTCGGCCAGGTTGGCTTCGGCAATCTCGCGCCGGGTACGGGCCGCCTGGAAGTCCTCATCAGCACCAGGACCACTGACCACGTTGGCCACGATCACATCGGAGCGCGGGAAGATGGGCGCAGGCGGCGGCAGGTAGGCCGGAGCCGCAGCGCGGGCCGGGTTCGGCTCTGTGCGGCTGCGCACACCGATGTTCTGCGTGTACCATGCCTTCGCCGCCTCCACCGAGTGTGTGGGCATGCCCTTGCGCACATAGCGCGACAGTACCGACTTGTGCAGTCCCAGGGCTTCGGCAAGGTCTTTTTGCTTCATTGGCAATAGAGGACGTCAATCAAGTTGCATCAGGAATGGTGAACGGTTGCACTGTTTCAAAACCTGCCCACTAGCGAAATCCCGAGATCGCTTCGTACCCGTTCTGCAGGCACGCGGAAGGACCCAACCGGGGGGGGCGTCAACGCATGCGGCTGGCATAGAACCTGACTTGTTGTTCAAAGACTTCAGGGAAGCGCTGCTGCAGGACGCGAACCACGGCGGCGTTGATGCGGCCCTGGTTGAACATTTGCGGCACGTCTATGGTGCGCAGCGACTCTATGGGCAGGCGGCCCGTGCCAGTTCGCCGGAAGGCGGTGCGGCCCTTGTTGCCAATGAATGCACCAGGAACACGGCTGATGGCCCCGCCCTTGCGAATACGGAAGCCCACTTGAGGCCCACCCTTGCGGCCATTGTTCGGTGCCTTGCGCACCAGGAACACCACCAGGTTGGCTGAGCGCTTGCCCGTGCCAAGCAGGCTGGCGGTGAACGACAGGCTTTTTCCCTTGAATATGGCGCGGCTTATGGCTAGGCGCTGGCGAACGTATGCGGCCTTCAGGTTGTAGGTGCCGGTGATCTCCCGCTGCATGGCGGTGCGGGCCTGCTCCATGGTGCGGTTCACGGCCATGGACAATGCCTTGTCGGCAATGTCAGAGCGCAAACGCTGCAGCTTTTTCTGCACATCGGGGAAGTTGGTTTTAATGCTGAGCTGCATGGTTTATTCCTGGTTGCTGGTGGTAGCGGCATAAACCCTAATGCCGCTACCGAAAAACCTTTTCAAATCAAAGCGGTAGCGGCATACCAGGCAGTAGCGGCATTTTTTACGTGATGTGTGCGCACGCGCGTGCATGTATGTATAGGAGAATGCCGCTACTGCTTGTCTTGCCGCTACCGCTTTGATTTCATTGAACTTTTCGGTAGCGGCATGCAACCCTAATGCCGCTACTACCGGCAACCGGACAGAGGATGAGCCGATCATTCGTCGATCCTCCATGCCTTGATATGCTCGTCAAAGGCTGCAATGGCCTCTTCAGACCAGGCGCCCATATCAACACCCTTGGGGGGCGGGGCCACGAACCACATTCGGTGAACGGTATTGGCGCCCAGCTTGACCTTCCGCACATCCAGCGCATCGCCCGCCACACGCGCCACCATGCGCCCAAACCAGTTCTGGGTGACTGGCCATTTCTCGCCCTCGGCGCTGCACCATTTGCGGTACAGCCGGTAAGCCTGAGCGCTGCTGCAGGTGTTGAAGAGCACAGGCACTTCCCCGGCCTGCCATGACAACCAGAACCGCTCGGGGGTCGGGCGGCCCAGGTCTTGAAGGTTTTGCTTGGCCGCGGTGACAGGCGGCGGCGCGTAAGGGTCGAACTCGGAGAGATCGCGCTGAAGCAGGAAGTGCAAGAAGGCTTCACGCCCACCGCTGTTCATGCACTCGCTGGCGGCCTGGTAGAAGCTGAGCTCCTGCTTGGGTGGCGTCCACACCACCAGGTAGCGCCGGTCTGACGAATCCAGCGCATTGGGCTGCAGCTCGTTGGACAGGAACACCATGTTCACATGGTTGCGCTCGGAGCGCACCGGCATCATCTTGGTGTTGATCTGGATGGTCCTGCCAGAAATCATCGCCTTCAGCTTGCCTTTGAGGTGGCGCATCTCCTGGCGGCTCAGCACCTCATCGCCGATGACGAAACAGGTCTTGCTTATCCAATCGTTGAACCTGTCTTCCAGCTGGTCCTGGCCCACCACCTTGGCGTATTCGCCATACAGGCTGGCGTAGCACTCCCAGAAGAGGTTCTTACCGCTGCCCTCGTCGCCGTGCATGATGATGGACGTGGGCATCTTGGCGCCCAGGTTCTGCAGCGGGTAAGCACACCAGTCCAGCACCCAGTTGTAGATGGTTTCGTCCTGGTCGCAGAGATGCTCCAGGAGGTCCAGGATGGGGCGGTAGTTACCCTCCATGGGCACCATGTCCAGTCCACCGAACAGGTTGACGGCAGCAGGCCCACAGGAACCGGTGGGGTCAAAGACCACCTGGTCGGGCATCACATCGCGGCGCTTGTCGGAACCCAGCCACATCTTCACCTCGTCATTGCCGAAGGTGTGGCGCAGGTTGCTAATGAGGATGGCCATGCGGTTGGCCGCGTCCCAGGCAATGTTGCTGCCGTACTGGTACACGAAGTGCTTGAACAACGTCTGCAGCTTGCTGGTGTCCAGCACCTTCTTGCGCTTTTGACGGCGGGAAGATGTGCCTCGCGGCCCCTCTCCCCTGGGTGGTGGGGTGGTCGCGCCCTGGTTTTCGTCGTCCATGTCGTCCATGTCGGGCAGGTGGTAAACGTTGGGGTTAGGCATAGCGCTTCAGCTCCTCAATGCCTTCAAATGCGAAGTTCATGGCTTCGGTCACGGCCTGCAGGCCCTCCAGCCGGTGCAGGTCGTTGAAGTCGGTGTCCTTGTCGGTGCGGGGTGTGGCCTTGTCAAACACCGGGTAATTGCGGCAGACCAGCCGTGCGCCCATGTCCATCACGCTTTCCATGGCCACCTGCGCCTGGATTCGGCCCACGTTCCAGGGCCAGCCATCGCGCTTGGTGGCGTGGTCGTCGTCGGCACAGATCACCATGGGGTTGCTGGGCAGCGCCTGGTAAACGTACTGGGCCACCAGGGGGAGGTTGTAGGCGTCGAACGCCACGAACACCGGGAGGCGGTAGCCCAGGGCCGCGCGAATGCTCATGCCCGTGGCCCAGCCTTCGCAGATGAACACCGGTTCACCCACCACGGCCATGCCCAGTCGGCAGGCGGTGCCGGACTTTTCCATGCCGTAGGTGAACTTCTTGAATCCATCGGCAGCAATGATTTGCACACCCTTCAGCGCCTGGTCGCGCGGGAGGTCGTACCGGATCATGGGGATGACGATGCCGCCATCGGCCGTGAAGCGAACCGACTCGGGCCGCTCGACCAGCTTGCGGGTGCAATAGGGGCTGGAGCCTTCGCGTCTGGCCTGCTGCCACACCTGGAGCGCACGCTGCATGGCCGTGGCCGCATTGGCTTCGCTCTGGGCTTTCTCGGCGGCGGCCTTGGCTGCACGGGCGGCACGGCGCTGGGCCAGCTCCATCAGCTCTTCGCGGGTGGGGCCGTTTTCTCGGCGGGGCTGGTAACCGCCCTGCTTCGCAAACTTCACCACCGTGCCGATGCCATAGCCGCTGGATGTGTTGGACTTGAAGCCACGCCAACAGGCCCGCACGGCCTTGGCATCGTAATTGGGGGCACCGCTGCTCCACTTGTCCCAGGCGTCCAGCGCCTCGGTGCCGAACTCGGCCTTCAGCGCCATTCCCACGGCCAGCCACGTTTCACGGTCTTCAGCACCGTCAACGTATTGCAGCATGGCCTCCACTTCACGCAGGGTGAGGGGGCGGCGGGCGGGAACAACGGTCATGCAGCCCTCAGTGATGCACGGCGATCGACCTGTGGCTGAAGCTGCTCAAGGCGGGCCGCCATGGTCTGCATGTGCTTAGTTGCTTCAAGGAACTGGCGCTGAAGCTCTGCAAATTCGTCGCGCGGCTCAAGGGGTACCGGGGCTGCGTATCCCAGATCGTGGAGCATGAACTCCACGGCCTGGTGGATCCCGCGCTCACGGCCCATGCGCAGCAGAAGCATCATCTGCCCCGGCGTGAGGTGGTGAGGCCGATCATCATTCAGGCAGTCCAGCAACTTGCGCTGAGCCTGGTCAGGCGCAGCGTCTGGCCACAGCCTCGGGCCCACTTGCTTGGAGCCACCCAGGGCCTTCACGAGCTCAATCAGTGCGTCATTGATGGATTCCACAGAACCTCCGAACAAAGGGTGTTGCGAACGGCCACGAACTTTTCGCAAGCGTTCGCAATGACTTGGAAAGGCAAAAAAAAGAGACTGGAGCCATGGAACACACCTACAGCTACAGCAAAGAAAAACCCACCGGCCCGGCCAGCACGGTCAGCCGTGCCAGTTTGGTGGGGAAACTGGGGGTTGTGCATTCAGGCAGCTTGATCGTGGTTGTTGATGGCGTCAGCCAGGAACAAGCCGGGGTGGCGTACCTTGACGGCTGGCGGGATACCACGGCTAAGCCAGTTCTGCACGCGCTGAGCGCCGCCATGCTTGGGCCAGCCCAAAAGCTCGGCAACCCGAGTCGGGCCACCCAGGCGCTTGATCAGCTCGCGGTCTTTTGTTTTTTGGTCCATACAAAGGATTAAACACCATGTTTAAACAAAAAGCAACCCCCATGTTTAACAACAATTTGTTTAAAACGGTAACAATCCTGCGCATGCGAAAAGAGCGCAAATTCCACGACAGCACGACCAGGCTGTACAAGGCTGCGCTGGAGATGAAAAGCATCACCGGCCAGTCTGCCGTGGCGCGGCTACTCAACCAGTCTCCTCAAACGGTTAAGAACTGGGAGGTTCGCGGGGTGTCAAAAGAAGGGGCGCTGTTGGCCGAACGGATGATTGGCTGCAATGCCTTGTGGATCCTTACTGGCCAAGGCTTCATGGAAAACCTGGAGCCGGAAGCCTCAACAGGTTTGCAGGCCAAAGAGGAACCCATCAAGCCATTCCCCAGCACCGCACCACCCTGGCCATTTCAAACGATCACTGCACGCGAATATGAGCGCCTGACAGACGAGGAAAGAGAAAGGGTTGAAAGGTTCATCCGCTTTGAACTTTTTGAAGCAAAACAAAAAAAGGGACGGCCCAACAAGATCACAGCATGCGGCCAGCAGGCCAACAGCTAGGATCTATTGCCTGGAAACGATAAAAAGCAAACGGGCTGCAAAGTTCCGCGAGGGAGCAACGTCGTTGTAAATTCCAAAGTATCAAAGGGAGCATTTATGGAACTCATCATTGGCTGGGCGTTTTTTGCTGCCGTCGTTGGCTTTATGGCCAGCACATGGAACCGCAGCGGGTTTGGCTACTTTTTGCTGTCGCTGATTCTTTCGCCTTTGATTGGTCTGATCTTCCTGCTGTTGGCTGGCAGGCGCGAGGAAGGACCAACACCTGACACCCACGTCAAATGCCCTGACTGTAAGGAACTGGTGCTGAAAGACGCACGCAAATGCAAGCACTGCGGTTGCCAGCTGGCTACCCAGTAGCCACCACCAGGCACCAACACACAACCAGCTCAGGCGGGTTTTGTGTTGCCTGACTCAAAAAATTGGGTATTCGGAATTCCTGGTTGATTTCTGACTACAGCTCGCCGTCTTCCAACAAGCGCATCACGGTTGAAATCGGCACGCCGTAGTCGGTCGGCTCGTCGAAATCGAAGTCCGTTGCCATTGAGTAATAGGTCATCCGTCCCACCCCTTCAAACGGCGACTGGCGGCGCGGTTTAGGCTTCACGACCTTGTGTTTCTGGGCAAACAGTATCTTTGCCCGGTAGGTCTCGAACTTCATTCCGCGAGCGTCACGCTGCTTGGTCTTGATGCCTCTGTTGCTGCATTCGGTAAAGGCGTTGCTAAGTTGGTGGCCCGGCTTGAAGTAGGCGAAGATTTTGTTCTGCAGTTCTCCATGGCCTTGGTCAGCGGCTCACATAGTCGTGTTCGCCCTCCTGGAAGCCGACGACATCGAGCTTCAAGGGATGCAGCAGCGTGCTGGGCGTCATCGTTCAGCGGCTTGCTTGAGCGCCTGCCGGATGCCGTCGCTGACGTTGCCGTTGCCGTTGCCGAGCTTGGCGGCAATGGCGAGGCTTTTGGCGTCCAGATAGACCTGGACGCGCTTGCCGCCAACGTCAGCCGGGCGACCGACAGGACGCTTTTCCTGGGGTTGTTTAGTGTCGGGCATTGCGGGCCTCGATATAGAGGTCTGTCGCATGTCCAAAACCTACACCCATCTGAGTCTGGAAGAGCGCGAACGCAAGACGCTCTACACGGTGCTGGTTCAACTCGACTGCGCCACGGCTGAG